TTTACGTAACAGAGTACGCTGATATAATTAGCAACGCTGAACTAGGAACAACAAATGCAGTTTATTCTTCAGGAAATGTTCTTCTTCAGGTAACTGGAGCATCAGCAGATACTTCTGTTAAGGTTCACAAGACTTATATCGAAGCATAATTTAGGGACGGGAGTCAACTATGGCAACAGTAAATAAAGACTTTAAAGTAAAGCATGGGCTTAATGTAGCCGAAGGCGGTACTTTTGGTCAAGCAGTCGTAGTTGGCACCCCAACTGAAAATACACATGCCGCTACTAAGGCATATGTAGACGGTAGAGAACTTCTTGTAGCGCAAGGTTCTACACCACCAAGCGATCAAAATTCATCAAATGGTGAACTTTTTATTGATACTGCTGAAAATAGACTTTTGTTTTATTACAATGGTCAGTGGAACACTCTTGCACTATTAAATGACACAATTGAAATAGCGCAACACATCCACGATACATCAATTGGTGGAACTGGTTTGATTGTTTCAACATTTAAAGATGCAGGATTCTATAACGAGGCTGGCGCAGAAGAAGATGCAGGGTTTTACAATACTAACAGTTGGGCTGCCACATATGATGGCGGTATTGCAACAGAAGTATACAATTAAAATCTGATATAATATGACTATACACCGATGGAGGAGTAAATAATGGCAACAAGAATGCAACAGCGTAGAGGTACCGCATCACAGTGGACATCCTCTAACGACGGAGATGGTCCAATCCTAAATGCTGGAGAAATCGGCTGGGAGTCGGACACAAATAAATTTAAAATCGGTGATGGCGTATCTTACTGGGCAGACCTTACCTATTTCGTAGATGCCACAGATGTTATCGCATCATCTCTTGGAGCATATCTTCAGGATTCAGATGTCGGAGCAATCTCTGGTGTAGCAGGACTTGATTCAAGCAAGAATTTGATTGTTCCTGGAACATCTATCCACATAGAAGGTGCAACAGATAACGCAAATGAAACAACTTTAACAGTTACAGACCCAACCGCTGACCGCACTATAACATTCCCTGACGCATCAGGTACAGTTGTTTTGGCCGACGGTAGTGGAAACGTTACAGTTTCAGGAGACTTAACAGTAAGTGGTACAACTACTACCATTAACAGTACAACAATTAATGCTACAACAGGAATTGTTTTTGAAGGTACAACAGCAGATGCTCATGAAACTACTTTAACAGTAACAGATCCTACAGCAGATAGAACTATTACTTTTCCTGATGCAACTGGAACAGTTCAACTTAGAGTTACAGATGTATCTGATACAGAAATTGGATACCTAAATGGAGTCACTTCTGCTATTCAAACACAGCTCAACAATAGTGTTTTAACTTCAGCAATAGGAGTTTCAGTTGCATCTTTAGATAACAATACCAAGCTTCCTAGCGCACAGTTAACTGCAAACGTTGCATTTTTGTCAGATGTTTCATCACAGGCTTCATCAACACTTTCAACTGCCCAGTCTTATGCAGATTCAGCAGTATCAACACACAACAGTGATTCAACATCTGTTCATGGAATTACAGATACATCAACACTTTTGACAGACGCTAACACCAAAACAGTTACAAATAAATCAATCTCACTTGGTTCAAATACAGTTACTTCAACTCTTGCTCAACTAAATACTGCAGTATCTGATGCCGACGTAGCCTCTCTTGCAGGTACTGAAACGCTTACAAATAAAACAATTGCTCTTGGCTCAAATACAGTATCAGGAACACTCGCACAATTTAACACAGCGGTTACTGATGCAGACTTTGCTACACTTGCAGGAACAGAAACTTTAACAAATAAAACTTTAACTTCACCAACAATGACTACACCAGCACTTGGTACACCTGCTTCTGGTATTCTTACAAATGCAACAGGATTACCAATAGCAACTGGAGTAGATGGACTTGGAACAGGAGTAGCAACATTCCTTGCAACTCCGTCATCTGCAAACCTTATATCAGCAGTTACAGATGAAACTGGCACTGGAGCACTTGTCTTTGCTAATACACCAACACTTGTAACACCAAATATTGGTGCAGCAACTGGAACATCTTTGGTTCTTTCAGGGGACCTAACTATTAATGGTACAACTACAACAATTAATTCAACTACTCTTGCAGTAGATGATAAGAATATAGTTCTTGGAGATGTAGAAACCCCAACAGATACAACTGCTGATGGTGGCGGTATTACATTAAAGGGCGCATCAGATAAGACATTTAACTGGGTAGATGCTACAGACGCATGGACCTCATCAGAGCACGTAAACCTTGCTTCAGGAAAGTCACTATATTTAAATGGCACACTATTAAAGGATGCTACTGAAACTCTTACAAATAAGACACTTACATCTCCAAAGATTAATGAGGATGTTGCGCTTACAGCAACTGCAACTGAATTAAACTACGTAGATGGTGTAACTTCAGCAATCCAAACACAACTAAATGCTAAAGAAAATAGTTTATACGCATTTGTGGAGGTATCTGGAACAACCAGAACTCTATCTTATGCTACAGACGTAACAAATACAATTAAATTTACATCTTCATCAGCAGTTACAGTAACAGTTCCTGCCGACAGCGGTGATGGTGCTAACTGGGCAGTTGGAACCTTTACTGATCTTTTTCAGTACGGTGCTGGTCAGCTTACAGTTGCAGCAGCTGGCGGAGTTACAATTCGGTCAACAGATTCACAATTAAAGAGCAGAGTTAGATACAGTACAATGACACTGATCAAAATCGCTGCCAATGAATGGTTATTGGTAGGAGACACAGCAGCCTAATGAAAAAATTTAGAAGAGCAAGCGTATCCTCTAGACTAAAAGCACTACTCTCAGTAACAGAAAATTTTACGAGAGCAGATAATGCTGGCTTAGGGGCAGCGAATAATACTTCTGCTTTATGGAACTCAGTAAGAGGATCATGGGGAATTGCTACAAATAAAGGATCTTCCTCTGCAGCTTCAGGTTATCCACTATCAACATTAACATTCTCAAAAGAAGATGTTACGCTTTCAGCTTCTGGTACTGGACCAGGAGTTGGAACAGCATTTTGGGTAACAGACTCAAATAACTGGTGGGCTACATATGTTCAAGCTAATCAGGTTTGTCAGACATGTACAAATACTGTAAACTGTGCAACCTTTGTAACAAACTTCACATTTACTCCAGCTTCAGGTGGAAACTGTGCAAACTTTACAACAACATGTAATTCATATAATGCATATAATCCTGGAAACACTTTCTTCTACCAGTCTTGTGATAATTTTTGGACACAAAACTCTTGCCCTGGATCCTTCGGTGGTGGCTGTGGAGCATGTGCAGAAAACACTTGTTACAACAATCCTTCGGGCCATAGCTGTGGCTACATAAACTGTAGCTATGTTGGAGGTTATAACTTCCCAGTAAGATGCTGCTGTAACACAGAACAAGGCTCTAACGCATCTGGAGGCAACTGTGCATCATCTTCAACAAATTGTGCAGCCTACAACACATACTATCCTTCAACATTTAATTCAACAACAAACTGTGCAACATATAACACAGCAACAAACTATGACTGTGACTGCGTTACAAATCAATCAGTTAGCTTGATTAAGTCTGTTTCAGGAACAATTACAAATGTCGCCAACCATGCTTTTAATGCTGCCGTTGCAAGCTTTAAAACTATTCTTTCTGGAGATGTTGTAACAGTACAGGGATTCTCTTCAACGGGGTACACATCACAAATCGGAGCAAACCGTACTACAAATATTTCTGGACAAGCGACAAAAACAAAAAAGCATGGAATCATTGCAGCCCCAGTAACACATGCTGCAGCACAAACAACTGTAATATCAGAATTTAAAGTAGAGTAGGGTTATATGCTTACTACAGTAAAACACTATAGAGATATAATTAAAAGACATAAGGAAAGACCAGATCCAGAAATCTCATCAATTACAGAAGTTCTAGCACTTGTAATAGATGAAGATGTAGTAGAGGTCATGTTTTCTCAAGAAAAACTAGCAGCAATATTATTAAGTGAGCCTAAATTTATTAGGGTTGAAAAAGATATAGTGGTTAAGCCTGGATATAAGTATATAAATGGAGAGTTTGTAAACTTAGTTCCAAAAAAAGAATACCCACATGACTAATAGACATGTGTTATAATTATTACCTATAGAGGAGATGGAAAATGACAAATAAATCAATGGCAGCAAATTTTGGAACCCTAGGGTTTGATCAAGCGGTGGCAATTATTGAAAATGGCGTTGTAATGAAGATAATGATGGTTTCACCAGAGGTTCATGGTCTTCTTTTAAAGGAACACACCGTTCTTGACATTTCCAGTTTGGAGATGGGTGAAGATGTTCAAGAGGGTATGGCATATGATTCATCTAACAACACATTTACCAATTCCGACGGAGCGTTTAGTTACTATGCTAATGGTGGAAGATATATTGCGCCAGGTGGTCACGCTGAAGTAACTCCTGAAATGATTGCAAGAGCCAACCTGGGAATAGACACACCAGAGAACAACTAGTTTGATTATGTTAGAAAAAATAATCAAATGGAAAAAAGACGTAAACTCTCCTTCTAAAGAAGGAATAATTGAATTTGTTTATACAACAGAAGACTCTTTTTTAGAAGTGAAAAGAGCTATGGATCTTATACCAGAATGGTATAAAAAAATGTCTTCATTTTTTGAGATTCAGAATCAACCAGAACTAACTATAAAAAAGTGTATACCTGTTCTAGATGCAATAACAACAGGATATGTTTTAGTTACAAAATCAGACTATCATTTTAAGTATGACGAAAAAACCAATTTGATTGAATTTTCTGGAGAAAGAATGGCGGGACCTACTGGAGAGAAAGCCATTTCAATGCACCCAACTGCTCAATTACAGGAAATGCCAATATCTCCAGAATTTATAAATTATGCGTTTAAATGGTCAAGCGATGTGCTAATTAAAACACCAAAAGGGTATTCTATAATGTTTACCCATCCAATTAATTCTCCATATCTTCCATTTTATACTTTAACTGGAGTTGTAGATACTGATGCTTACCCCTTGGTAGTTTTATTCCCATTTATGATGAAAAATACTTTTGAGGGAGTTATAGAAAAGGGAACACCTGTTGTTCAAATAATACCTTTTAAAAGAGAAGATTGGAAAAAAAGGATTTATGATAAGATAAGCGATAAGAGTTCTAAAGAGTTAAAATCTTTAGGTCATGAATATATGTCTAGAAGGTTTAATCTTGAAGGAAAACTAGTCGGCGGAGCTTATAAAAGAGATTATAGAAAAAACAAGAAATATCTATAGGTTAATAGGGGGTAAAAATGAAAAAAGTTAAATTTTATAGCGAAATGCCAGTAGACGTTTTTCCAATACCTGCACAAAAAATGATCCCAGATTGGTGGAAAAAAGGAGAAAACTTTATAAGCAAAGAAGATGATGGAATTAATGTTTTAGGTAAAGAAGATAGAGCTGGCGGAATGAAGTCCTGTGTTCCGTTTTTAGATGCCATTACCTCTGGATATTTAATTTTAGCAACTTATGACATAGAGATAACAAGAAATGATTCTAACGTAGTTGAATATAGAAAAGTTAGAAAAAATGAACAAGGAGAATGGGTTCAGGATTATTCTCCAGTCACTAGAGATTTGATTACTGAAAGACCGATTAACTTAGGACATACAATTCCTAGGCCACCTGGCTGTTCTTGGAATCACCTAGCCTGGGGAGGAATGTGGGGTTATGATCTACCAAGAGGATGGAGTATGCTTGTAACCCACCCACTTAATAGATGGGAACTCCCATTTGTAACCACTAGTGCAATTGTAGATGGTGATAATTTTCCACTAAGCGGATTTTATCCATTTTTTATAAAAGAAGGCTGGCTTGGAGTTATAGAAGAAGGAACACCTATTATCCAGATGATTCCAATAAAAAGAGAGACTTGGATGGCCTCATTTCATATCTTACCAAACAGTTGGAAAAAGATGGCAGACGCTTTAAGGTCAGTTAATTACGGATACTATAGAAGTAATTTTTGGGTCAAAAAAAAATATCTTTCTGAAAAAAATAATAAAAAAGAACTAGAGGAAGAATAATGCCTTATATAAATGAAAAAGAAAATATAATTAAAGAAAACCAGATTTTATTTTATCCAGAAAACAAAAAAGAACACTTTTTAAATAATTGGAATTTTTATGACATAGTCCAACCACTTGGAGGAGATCAGTCTAAAGACTGGTTTACAGAAAAGATGTATCAGGTGTTGCCTCTTGTTATAGGAAACCAAATGGGCTTTGCTGTAAAATCTAATATTGATTTAACACTTTTTTGGCCAGGCGGAGAAAAAGAAGTTATGATTGAAACAAATCACAAGCAGAGAGAAAATACAGATTTAGATATTCAAAACTACTATAATACATTAAACTCTGGAATTTTGTCAGTAAGAAATAGTTTTATTATTAGAACATCTCCAGGAATTAACTTAATGACTATTCAGCCTCCCAATTCTTTTATAGATGGCCTTGTAGCAATGACAAGTGTTATAGAGTCCGACAACCTTAGATCATCGTTTTCATTTAACATAAAGGTAACCCGCCCCTTAACCAAGATTAAAATAAAAAAAGGAGATCTCCTTGCAGCATTTATTCCAGTGAAAAGGTATTTTATTGATAGTTTTGAATTGATAGATGGACTAGACGTATTAGACGAGTCTACTCTGGAACTAGAGTGGGCTTCTTCAAATAAACTAAAAGCAGAAAGGTCTGATGGAAAAGAAGCCAATAGATACTATAATGGGATTTTTCCAAACGATTTACCATTCCCAGACCATCAAAAATTGGTACATCCTTTAAAGTAGATATGATACAATATTATAATGAATAATAAAAAAATGATTGCTTTTTTTGCAACTTGGTGTAGCTTTTGTCAATCAATGCAGCCAGATTTTTACGAGTTTAAGCAGGAAAACCCTGAGATAGAAATAGAGGTTTTTGATGTAGATATCGATAAAGAAAAAGCAATATTTTTTCGTGCTGTTTCAGTTCCAACAATGATTATGGTCAGTAATGACAAAGAGTACTGTAGAATGACTAGCCCTAGAAGCAAAAAAGAACTTTTAGATTTTTATAATCATGAATGTAGTGAGGATTAACAATGAGCGAAATTTTTCCAGATAGACCAGCAAGACCATGGGACCTTTTTAATAAAAAAATAGGAAGAGTAACAGACATAATTGCAAAAGAAAGACTAGATATATGTAAGCAATGCGATAGATATGTTGCGCTTACACATCAATGTAAAGAGTGTGGTTGTATTATGAATGCAAAAACAAAGTTGCCAAATGCTACATGTCCACTAGGGAAATGGGATGCATTTATCCCAGAAATTAAAGTAAAAGAATATACAGAGGAGCAATTAAATGAAAACTGATATAGAGATTCAAAGCACAAACTCCATAGCTATTGTTATTGACGGTAAAGTAGTTGCTGTTATGGATATTCTTGATGAAACCACATATTACGCATTAATTAGTGATCCAATAATCATTCAACTAAAAGATAATCAAAAAAATGTTAAGGTTGGGTTTATTTATAATGAAGAAGATGGGTCTTTATCTCCTGTTAAGCCATACCCAACATGGATTTTAGCTGAAGACGGCTCTGGTTATATTCCTCCTGTACCTTATCCAGAAAATATTTATAATCATACTCACGAAGACGGAATATATTATACTTGGGTAGAAAAAGATCAACAGTGGTTGAAAAAACTATACCCCTCATGGGGATATGATGAAGTTACAGAGCAGTGGATTCCTCCAAAACCATATCCGCTAGATGGAGATAATTACACATGGGTGGAGCCACAAAAAGAATGGGTTAAGATTAACTAGAATTTGTTTCTAAAAGGTTTATGAAGACAATCCCTCTACTGAATAAATAATAGACCTACTTTTATAAACTTAAAGTGCTATACCTTAACATTAGGTATAGCCTTTTGTTTTACGCTTACATTCATTAAAATAACTATGATATACTTAAGACCACTTTGGAAAACTCAAAGTACTCATCTAGATTTGCTTAGAAAGGTAAATAAATGTCAGAAGTTTTTTCGTTTCGTCTATCAGAAGATTTTGTAAATAAATATAATAATGTTTCAGCACCATTTGGATTCTCAGATGCTGGGTCTAACTCTTTAGGAGAAATTACATTTATTCGTACATATTCTCGTATGAAAGAAGACGGAACAAAAGAACGCTGGCATGAGGTTTGTCGTCGTGTAATTGAGGGTATGTATTCAGTACAAAAGAATCATGCTAAGGATAATCGTTTACCATGGAATGATAACAAAGCACAGAAGTCTGCACAAGAAGCATTCCAAAGAATGTTTGAACTAAAGTGGACACCGCCAGGTCGTGGGCTATGGGCATTTGGAACTCCCATGACTATGGAAAAGCGCAACTCTGCTTCCCTTCAAAACTGTGCAATGGTTTCAACAAGAGACATTGATCGCAATGATCCTGGTGCTTTATTTGCTTGGGTAATGGATGCATTAATGCTGGGTATTGGAGTTGGGTTTGATACCCTTGGACAAGACAAGCAAATGCCTATTTATGCCCCTACCGAACCAGCATCTATTTATGAAATCCCAGATACTCGTGAAGGCTGGGTTGAATCTGTTCGTCTTTTAATTAACTCATTTCTTCGCCAAAATCAACCTATTCAGGAGTTTACCTATGACCTTATCCGTCCTCTAGGAGCCCCCATTAAGGGCTTTGGAGGGGTAGCAAGCGGTCCAGTACCACTTATTGATCTCCATACACGTATTCGTAATGTAATTGGCTCTAGGGCTGGAGAACTATTAGATAGCCGTGCTATTGTTGATATTGTTAATCTTATTGGTACTTGTGTAGTATCAGGAAATGTTCGTCGTTCTGCAACTCTTGCACTTGGAATACCAGAAGATGAAGGTTTTATTAATCTTAAAAATCCAGAAGTATTTCCAGACCGTAACTCTTACGATCCAAAAAAACCAGGATGGGCTTGGATGTCAAATAATTCTATTTCAGCAACTGTTGGAACAAAATATGAAGATTATGTAGATTTAATTGCAGACAATGGAGAGCCAGGTTTTATCTGGTTAGATGTTGCTAGAGAATATGGTAGATTAAAAGATGCACCAGACTATAAGGATTCCCGTATTATGGGATTCAATCCTTGTGCGGAGCAGCCATTAGAATCATACGAACTTTGTACACTTGTAGAGGTGCACTTAAACCGTCATGACTCTAAGGAGGACTTCCTCAAGACATTGAAGTTTGCATATCTTTATGGAAAGACTGTAACCTTAATGCCAACGCATTGGCAACAGACAAATGGAATTATGCAACGTAATCGTCGTATTGGAACATCCCTTACTGGCATTGCTTCTTTTGCAGATAATTCTGGGCTTCCAGCATTGCGTGAGTGGATGGATGAAGGGTATCAAAAAATTCGTCATTATGACCACAAGTATTCTGAGTGGTTATGTGTTCGTGAATCAGTTCGTGTAACTACAGTCAAGCCTTCAGGATCTGTTTCTCTTTTATCGGGCGCAACTCCTGGAGTTCACTGGGGACCTGGTGGAGAATTTTATCTTCGTGCTATTCGTTTTGGCAATACCGATCCAATGATGCATTTATTTAAAGCAGCGGGATATAAAATTGAAGACGACCTTGTATCAGCAAATACATCCGTAGTATATTTCCCAGTAGCATCTGGACACAAACGTGCTGAGAAGCAGGTTAGTTTGTTTGAGAAGATTGGACTTGCAGCAACTGCTCAAAAGTACTGGTCAGACAATGGTGTTTCTGTAACTCTGTCATTTGACAAAGAAACAGAAAAACAGTTTGTGGCTCCAGCACTAAACATGTACGAGGGTCAACTAAAAGCAGTATCATTTTTACCAATGGGGAATAAGACTTATCCTCAGCAACCATACACAGAGATTTCAAAAGAAGAGTATAACTCTTATGTTGGAACAATTGGCAAGATTGATTGGTCTGCAATCTATGACGGTAAAGACAATCTAGACGCTGAGTCTGAAAAATACTGCTCAACTGATGCTTGTGAGATTAAATTATACTAGGCTCTATCCTGCTATAATAAGGGTATAGGAGAACAATGTCCAGCCCATCAAACTTATATGCAGAAAAGATTTTTAGTGAACACCCACTAGTTCTCTGGGCACTAGACGATAAACTTGACTATGTTAGCCTTATTTCAGAGGCTCAAAGAAATATACTTACACTCTGGAATAAGACTGGATGTACACTTTCTGCGGGTACTGCATTAACTGGTGAACCATTTCCAGATAGTTATAATACAAAGGTTAGTTGTACCGTCCCAACTGGTCAAACAAATGAAGCAATATTAATAAGTCCAGATATTGTAAATTTTAAAGATCTAAATTTAAACCTTAAGACATTTTGTATTGGAACGCATTTTTATTCAAATAGCCCATATGTTGAATCAGTCTCTATTGGATATGAATATACAGACACAACCACTTCTCAAATAGTTCAAAATCTAAAAACCTTTGAAACATCTTTGTTTCAAAAGTGGGGTTTTATCTCAGAGACCTTTGAGATACCAGATGAGACCACAACATTAAGACTAGTTATAAAAATTGTTACAACTGATGGAGGATCTACTTCAGCAGATTATGAGTTTTATTTTAATGGAATAACCCTTGGTCAGTGGTCTGAAGAGTTTCATGTTGCTTCTTTGGGAATTACTCCACAAACTTTCCCAGCAAATATTAATATAACAACTGACAATAAAGTTGTTCCTGCAGCAGCCTACGGAATATCATCAGATACTGGATACTATCTTGTAAATAACAATTCCCTTGTTGCAAAGAATACAGGAATTCCATTAGTCTTTGGTGCATCTGGAATTACAAAACTTGAACCAAACGGTGGAAGACCATCAGTCATTTTCCCTGGAAAAGGATTTTTACATGAAGTAGGAAGATACAATAACTATACTGTTGAATTTTGGGCAAGAATAAATTCAGAATCTATTACATCTAAAAAGATTTTTGGACCAATTGGAAGCAGTGATGGACTATATGTAGAAGATGGATTTTTAACACTACTAATTGGCAATAACTTTAGTTCTCATTTTGTATCTGAATGGTTTAGACCAATGCTAATACACATTGCGGTAGTTAATAATAATGCAACGGTTATGATAAACGGAGAACAAGTTATTTCTTTAGATTTTAATACTGCATCTATAAACCTTGCAGATGGAATTGACGAAGACTGGGTTGGCTTCTATTCTTATGAAGATGTCACCCCTGTTGAGATTGATTGTTTTGCTATTTACTCTTATCGTGTTCCAGACGTAGTTGCAAAAAGACGATGGGTTTATGGTCAGGGAGTTGGATCATCAGAGGCAATTGATTCTGCATATGGAGGAACCTCTGCTGTAATTGACTATACATTTGCAGACTATACAGCAAACTATAATTATCCAAGTTTTGCACAATGGCAACAAGGAAGTTTTGACAACCTATCCACAACAGAAAAATATTTAAAGACACCAGACTACACACTTCCAACAATCTTTACTGGAACAAAAACATTGCAGGACCTATACGATGATTCAAACTCTTTGTTTAATAATCTTACTAGCGGAAACATAGGTACTGATGCTAGATTTATATCTCTTAACCCTGATTCAACTTGGGATAACCAAGGAGCATACTTATACTTCACAAATTTTAATGTTTTAAATGATCAGGTTGCATCTCTTTATGGAGTTTTTGAAGTAGGTTATCAAGGAAGCGGAACTGCCCAAGAAGAAAAGATATTATTTAAAGTTTATAGCCCAAGCACTGGAAACTACTTTATTGTTAAAGTTGATGGTCTTGAGGTTGTTTATTCTTTTAATTATGGGGGAACTGAACAAGAAATTTACCGAACACAAAGCATTAGTCTAGACGAACCATTTGCTGCAGGATTTGACATTGAGTCTCTTATTAATTCAACTGGTGGAAACCTTTCAACATTTTTTGGTAATCAGAATTCACTAAGTCTTTATGTTGGTGGAGACGATCAAGGGGATAGCACCTTTGATGGATATATCTATTCCGTTGGATTTTCAACAAAATCAAACCTGAATGGAATATCTAGTCTTTTTAATTCTTATGGACTTCTAGTTAATGATAATGATCCAACATTGTCTAGCATTATAAATGGAGGACTTTATAATGAAGAGGCAGATTTAGTTGATGGAGGATTATACAATACTACGTTTTGGTCTTCTGTCTATGACGGTGGAACAACAAAGCCAAGCGCAATAACTCTTTTAGATTACATGGCAAGTTATACACTACTACCAACATTTTCATATAATCAACTATTTTTAGATATTGGTATTTCTGGACACTGGGAGGATTATTTGCCACTATCATATTTTGGACAATACGTTCAAAGTGATTCTGGAAATTCTTTTTATGATCTTGACTTTTTACAGTTTAACTTAGGATACCCATCACCAGATACATTATTAGAATCAACAAGAGGACAAGAACTAACCTATCAAGATTTAATGAATAACTACGATACTCCAATAAGAAGAACCTACACACAACTACAAAATGTATTGTTTACTGGATGGTACAACTATTCTAATATGCTAGAAAACTCTTTAACATATTATGAGTATAATACTGAGAATGCATCAATTAGAAGTTATCTAACTTTCCAGTATGTAGACGAAGGAGCAAATGCTCCATCAAGTTATTTTACAGAATCCGTCCCTCCACAAGAAAACTCTGTAGTTGATGTATCAGACTATCCATCTTGGCAAAAAACAAAGTTTGAGATTGTTGATAATACATTAGTCTATCCAAGAAAAGATATAGACTTTAATGAACTTGCAGTTGTTTACAGTGTTGACTTTGTTGTTCGTGGAATAATTAAAAAACCAGTAGTTTTAAAGAAATTAGAAATTGCTTCCCAGGCTCTTAATGATAATTCATTTAATCCAATTGGAACAAAGTTTGGATCTAACCTTTTCCCATACAAGAGGTCTGGCTTATATTATGACTATAAAGCAAAAAATCCATTTAGTATTTATAAGGCAAGCACTCCATATTTATACACAAACCGAACATCTGGAATTCAAGTTCGTGGAGACTTTGACTTAAATGAAGATCGTGGTATTTCCATGCCAGTAAATCAGTCTGTTGCAGAAAATTACAGAGTAAGTGCATTTCAGTCATGGATTAAGTATGAGCAAAGAGCCTTTCCACTAACACCAATAGCACTGTTTGAAGTTGAACATAAAAATAATACAATAGTTTTTTATGTTGTTGCAAATGATAGTTTTGGAAAAAGAGGAGTTGTTTATGCAAAAAATAAGAAAGATAACTCAAATTTTGATGAGATTAAATACTTTATAAATGGAAAGCCTGTTCGTGAGCCAGTCTTGACGGTTAAAGAATGGTCTATTCTAGGAATTAACTTTACAACAGCCTTAAACTTTGACCTATTCCTAGGTTCTGTAAATTTGAAGGGTCCAGCAATATTCAACAATATTTCATACTATCAGGCCAATAATCTACAGCAGTTACAGTCAAAGGTAAGTAGGTCTTGGAATCAGGTAAGGCAAGACGGCGCTATTGACTATGGATGGTCATACTGGCTAAACAACTACACCTGGGATGGAGTAATGTCTATATCATCTTCTCCTCTATACGGAGTAAACTCACAGGACGTATACAATAACTATATGGGTACTAATAAGATTATTATTGATGATGAATCAGGTATGATTTTTGATGCAGATAAGATGAAAATATACAATGACACCACATGGTCAATATCTGTTGGCTCACCAGTGTAATCTGGTATACTTATGGTTATGGATTCTTTAATAAACCCCAAAACTGGTAAACCAATTGTAAATAATGTACGTCGCAAGGTCATTGATAAACACTATGACTGGGGTCTATATGTTTATAAGAAGTCAAATGGTAAGTGGTTTACTGATGGAAGTGGTTCAGTTTTAAACATACCCTCTCAAAAGGGGGACATCTCAAAGATTGCAGAACTTAAAAAGGCTGCAATATTTAACGGTGATGACGGAGAGGGAACAGCACACTTTGTTCCTGGACTAACACGGGTATCCGAAGAAGAATACTCAGAACAAAAAGATAGAATGAAACAGGGATTAATTCCAAACCTTAATGACCTTGGTGCTATTTCAGATGCACAAAATACATTAAGGGCACATGGAAGGGATGCATACGAAAATGACTGATGATGATAACTTTGAGTACATTAGAGCAAGCCTAAATACTCAGGAACAGCAAGAAAATGAATTTAAAGCAAACGACCCATTTAATAAAAATTGGGAAGAACTTAAAGAGTACACTGGCTTAGACCAAAACTTTCGTCGCCGTGTAGCAAGACAAGTAAGCAAGGCTGTTACTCCAACTGCAGCGTATCTAGATTCTGCAAATGCAACACCATCGGGAGTGGATGCTGGATCAAAGGCTCTTAATCCTGGAACGGTATATAGAAATGGATACGGTTTGTTTGATGTAATCACACCACCATATAACATGTATGAACTTGCAAATTTTTATGATACATCTTTTGCTAACCACGCTGCTATTGATGCTAAGGTAGAAAATATTGTAGGACTTGGATACAGGTTTGACATTGCAGACAGAACTGCTTTAAGGTTAGAAATGTCTGAAGATCAAGAAGCAACAGAAAGAGCAAGAAAAAGAATTGAAAGAGCAAAGATTGAACTTCGTGATTGGCTAGAAAATCTTAATGATGATGACAGTTTTACAAAGGTTATGGAAAAAGTTTACACAGATGTTGAAGCAACAGGAAATGGTTTTATTGAAGTAGGTAGAACTGTAAAAGGTGAGATTGGCTACATTGGTCACATTCCAGCAACAACAGTTCGTGTTCGTAGACTTAATGATGGCTTTCTTCAGATCATTGGTCAGGCAGTTGTTTACTTTAGAAATTTCGGGGCAAATAATCAAAACCCAGTAACAGCAGATTCTAGACCAAATGAGATTATTCACATAAAGTCATACTCTCCTCTCAATACATACTATGGAATTCCAGACATTGTGTCTGCAATGCCTTCATTAATTGGAGATCAACTTGCAGCAAGATATAACATTGATTACTTTGAGAACAAGGCTGTTCCAAGATATATCATTACCCTAAAGGGTGCAAAACTTTCTGGAGACGCAGAAGATAAAATGTTTAGATTCTTGCAAACAGGACTTAAGTCTCAGTCTCACAGAACACTTTATATTCCACTTCCTGGAGACACAGACCAGAACAAGGTTGAATTCAAGATGGAGCCTATTGAAAACGGTATTCAAGATGGATCATTTAAAGAGTATCGTAAACAAAACCGTGATGACATTCTAATTGCACATCAAGTTCCAATATCAAAACTTGGTGGATCAGAATCTGGTTTGGCAGCAGCACTCTCTCAAGATCGCACATTTAAAGAGCAGGTTGCCAGACCAGCACAGCATCATCTTGAAAAGGTTGTAAATAAAATTATTAAGGAAAAGACAGATATTCTTGAACTTAAGTTTAATGAACTAACTCTTACAGATGAAATTGCTCAGTCTCAGATTCTTGAAAGACTCGTAAAGACTCAGATTATGATGCCTAACGAGGCTCGTGAAGCATTAGATCTTCCACAAAGATCAGATGGAGACGAACCGTTTATCATGAGCCCAAGAGAGGCAACAGATGCTAGGGCAAATATTGCAGGGAATAGACAAAGAGACACTGAAAGAACAAACAACAACTCAGACTCTCCAAGTACTATCTCTGGACGTAATCCACAGGGAGAGGGTAGAGCGTCTCAGTAATTGAGAAATCTCTTAAAACATTTGGTATAATGGATAACGATATGTTAATAAATAAGGCTTCCTGGACCACAGACAAAGAGAATCTACGTCTGTCAATGCCTATTGGAAAGGTAGATGCCGAAAGACGCATCGTATCTGGCTTTGCATCTCTTGATAATATTGATAAACAAGATGACATTGTTACAGCAGAAGCAAGCGTAAAAGCATTTAAGAATTTTAAGGGAAACCTTCGTGAAATGCACCAACCATCAGCAGTAGGAAAGATGGTTTCATTTAAAGAAGATCGTTATTTTGATACAAACTCAAAAAAGTTTTATAATGGAGTTTATGTGTCTGCCTATGTTTCAAAGGGAGCACAAGATGCCTGGGAGAAAGTCCTAGATGGTACATATAGTGGTTTTTCTATTGGTGGCAATATAAAGTCTTGGGATGATGCATACAATGCAGATCTAGACAAGGCAATCCGTGTTATTAAAGATTATGACCTTTATGAGTTGTCACTAGTTGACAGCCCAGCAAACCAGTTTGCAAGCATTATTTCTGTTGAAAAAGTAAACGGACAAAATGTTATAACAGGTTCATCTGCAGAAACAATTATTGAAAATGTATTTTACGATTCAGAAAACGGTATCGTATTAGTATCTGACTCAGAAACAGCAGAAAGCCCTATTAGCGGTAAGGGTATGGAAAACATTGGTTTTGTTGAAAAGAATGATGACGAAAAAGCAAACATGATAAAGTTCTTAGTTGATAGTGCTAAAGGCATTAGTACAATTAAGATTACCAAGGAGGTAAATAAAATGACAGAAGCAACAGAAGCAGTATTAGATGCTGCAGTTGAAAATGTTGAAATTACTCCAGAGGCACAGCCAGCAGAAGTAGAAACTCCTGCAGTCGTTGACGAAGCACCAGCAGAAGTTGCTGTTGAAAAGTCAGACGATGGTGGTGCAGTTCCTTCTGCTCCAGTAGTAGAAGAAGAGAGCGTTGTCACAGAAGTTGAAGCCGAACTTGCTGTAGCAAAGTCAGATGAGGCAATTGTTGATGCAGTTGCTGAAATCAAGAACTCTCTTACTAATGCCTTTGGCGATCTCGCTACAACCATTAAGTCTCTTCATGAGCAAGTTGCAGCACTTAGCAAGTCCATTGACGGTGTATCCGCAGAGGTAAACAATGTCAAGGGCGAGTTCAATGAGTTTGGAAAGAGAGTAGATGCCGTAGAGCAAGATACCGCTTTCCGCAAGTCTGGCGATCTAGGCGAGATCGTGCAGTTTGAGCCTGAAAAGGTTCAGAAATCCCTATGGGGCGGACGTTTCCTCAAAAATTCCGACCTATTTAATTAACAACATATTCACTAGGAGGTGAAATAATGTCAGAACAAGATAAAGATATAGCCAAAAACTATCCAGGTTCAGGTGGCTCAGGAGCAGAAATTAACTCTCAGGGTTCACTCGTATCAGGTGGTGTAGGTGGTGCAACAGGTCTTGATTCAGCAGCAGCGTCTGTAGGGTCACAACTTGGCAACACCGCAACGGCAAACTTTGGTGTCACATCAGGACCAAATGCTGTAAATCCAACTGGAGTAGCAGGTGGTATTCTTGCACCAGAACAGGCTCGTCGCTTCATCGACTACGTGTGGGATGGAACTGTACTCGCCAAGGATGGCCGTAAGGTTACAATGCGAGCAAACACAATGGAAATCGAAAAGGTTAACGTTGGAGAGCGTGTTATTCGTGCAGCAGCACAGGGTAGCCCAAACTACACTAATGCTGGAGCAACATTTACAAAGGTAGAACTTACTACAAAGAAGATTCGTCTTGATTGGGAAGTTTCTACAGAATCACTTGAAGACAATATTGAAGGTGCAGGTCTTGAAGATCATCTAGTTCGCTTGATGACTAACGCATTTGCTAACGATATTGAAGATCTAGCCATTAATGGTGATGGATCAACAGGTGACTTCCTGTCAATTATGAATGGTTTCGTAAAGCAGGAAAGAAACAGTGCAATCGTTGGAAACACCGATGCACACGAAGCAGTAGTTTCTGTTTCAGAAAATGCTTGGACTCCAAGCGTAATGCAGGAGATCATCTTGGCAATGCCACGTAAGTATCGTGCAGTTAAGTCGAACCTAAAGTTCTACGCTGGTACAGATGCTTTCCAGGGTATTGTTAAGCATAACGGTACACTTGCTGATGCAATTGCAGAAGCATTTTCTCCAATTCCAGCAGGTACACCTGCAAACCGTCAGTCATACCTAGATGGTAACGCACAGACAATTGGTGGAGCACGTACAACACGTGTTCTAGGAATTGATGTAATGGAAGTTCCTTACTACCCAGATGGATTCGTCGACTTGACATTCCCATCAAACCGTGTATGGGGATTCCAGCGTGATATTACTGTAAACCGTGAATACAAGCCAAAGAAGGATACAATTGAATACACAGTATTCGTCCGCTTTGGTATTCAATGGGAAGAACTAGATGCAGTTGCTTACGGCGACGCAGATAGCGTTTCTGAGTAATACTCATAAATAATTGAATGAGGAGGGCGGTGTAACAACTGCCCTCCTTCTTCACATTCTGGTATAATAACATAGGAGGATCTACAATGACTATTGAAGAATTAGTTGGTAAAACAGTTTTTGAGTTAAAGTCCTATGCCAAAAAGAATAATATTAATCTAGATGGTGCTACAACAAAATTACAGATCCTAGAAACCATTGGTAGTTTTATCCCAGACCCTAAAAAAGAAGTTGTTGAGCCAAAAAAAGTACACGAAAAGGTTGCAATACATTCAACCAAGAATTTACACTGGGCTAATGTTGGACAATTGACTCCAGGATATAATATAGTTACTAAAGATGCATCAGAAAAATGGTTAACACGTAAGCAGGTACGTCTTGCGACACCTGAAGAATTAGCGAGTTATTACGGTAAATAATGAGAATATTAAGAACTCCCCCATATCCACTTTCTGTATCTTATACAGTGCCAGAAGAATCTACAGAGTATATTCTTGTAATTGAGGATCTTCTAGAGCAAATAGAAGATGAGATTATCGTTGAGTCAGATGCAAACTCTGTATTAACATATGAACTCACAGGAGAATACCTAAAGTATGATAAGTCTTACCCAGTTACAATTTACGAAAGTTTGACGGTATCTGGAGTTGAGAATACTCGTGGAGATATTGTAGTAGAAGATAACCTAGATATTGTAAGACCCTATGTAGACCCAAAGACTCTTGGTAAAACACCAACAGAAATAGCAGAATATACAGAGTATGAAGATCTTGCAAGAACAATCATTGACTCAATCGTAGATGGATTTTATTATAAAAGAACTTACTTAGAAGTTGTTGGCCAGGGAACTGACTACATGCCACTTTGGGATAAGACACACAAGATTTTAACAATACATGAAAATGCACAGTTAGTCTATGACTCATCAGAAACACCAGCAGCGTTAGGTGATTTTAATTATTTGATCACTAAAGATAAAACTGCAATCACAAAAGATTTGCTTCAGGTCACAGATAGCATTAATCGTTCAGAAAGAAAGCCAGCAAGAATTCCTTTGGCTTATTCAGACTCTATCTCTATGTTTGACACAGAGGACAGCGGAAACGTTCAAACAGTTTCTCCTGGGGTTGGATTTCCAGAAGGAATGGATTATATTTTCTTATTAGAAACTGGATATAAGGTAGTTCCTTATGATATTCAAGATGCAACTAAGATGTTAATTAATGATATTAAGTGTGGAAAACTAGACTACTATAAGAGATATGTAAAAGATTATAGTACAGAGCAGTTTAAGGTATCGTACGATAAAAGATTATTTGATGGAACTGGAAACATTTTAGTAGACAAGATTTTAGAAAAATATATAACTAATATTGCCAAGCCCTGGGTGTTGTAATGGATCTATGTGAAGAGACAGACTTCATGTACCCAATGAAGGCAGATGTTTACTATCCAATAGTTGAGCAAGGTGCCTATGGAAATGTTAAAAAGACTTGGATATTTAATAAGACAGTGGTTTGCAATTTTTCAAAAGATGGCACGGTAGACGAAGAAGTAAAGCCAAATGTAAATATAACATTAAAGAAAGTATTAGTGGGAAGAACAAAAAAAGACATAAGGTTTTCTGAAGAAAATATAGCAGATGCAATAACCAATGTTATTGTTACAAATATTAGAACAAAAAATGATGTCCCCCTATACGTAGAAACTTCTGGAACAAGGGCTGGAAAGTCAACAATATATGAGATTGAATCTCAGTCACCAATCATAGGACCATTTGGAGATCCAGAGTATTTTGCATTAGTCGTACGCCGTTCAGAGAATCAGGCATCAGACATATGATAAAACTAGCAATCAATACCAAACAGTTTAGAAAAGATATGAACAACATTGTTGAATACTCTTTTGGCTACCTAGATGGAGTTCAAATAGGAAAAGTTGAGTTCTTTCATAATCTTGGTTTAAACATTTCAGAAATGCTGCAAAAATATATTGACTCAAATGCAAGGGTAAATCCACAAGCACTAAACCATATATATGAATGGTATCAAGTGGGAAGTCCAAACGCAAGACTATACGATATAAAATATACAGTAAGCAATCTAGGACTATCCTTTATAACAAACTTTAAACAATCATCATCACTTAAAGATGGATCAAATGTACCTTTCTATGATAAAGCAAGAATAATGGAAGAGGGAATACCAGTAACGATTACACCAAGAAATTCTGACGTGCTTGTATTTGAAGAAGGCGGAGAGACAGTTTTTACTAGAAATAGTGTCAATGTAAGTAATCCTGGCGGAGACGCAACAACAGGAGCATTTGAAAAAGTAATAGACTCTTTTTTTACAAAGTACTTTACACAAGCATTTTTAAGATCAAGCGGTATATCACAATACCTGGAAAACCCTATATTGTATAAAAAGAACCTTACATCAGGAAAGAAATCTGGAAGATCAAAAGGAAGAGATGTAGGATATAGATGGATAGCAAATGCGGGGTTACTAAATGGCTAATACAGATTTATTAAATACTCCATTATTATGGATAAATAAGTATTTACAATCAAAACTAAGTGAAGACCTTGGATATGTAACCCCGTTTTTTCCACCATCACCATTTAATATTGATGACCTTACAGAAAAATGGATGGTGCTTAATAATGTTAATACGCCAGTAAGCGATGCGGTTGCCTGTACTTGGGACAGACTGGTTAAAATGCAAAGAAATAAGTTTCCACATATAAAAAATGAACAAATATTATATTACTTTTATGGTCTTGGAATAGGCTCAGTTTCTACCATGATACAAACACAGGAGGCTGTTTTAAGACTCCTTGACCGTGGAGATGAGTCTGCAGAGGAACTAAACGCATGGTGTGCTAACCGAAGGGTAAGACTGACTCCAGAGAAAGATGGGGTTGATCAGGTAATTGATTTAGACAACATGTTCCTATTCCATAATTTTAAGGTATACCAACTAGAAGAAACCAGGGACATCATTGACTTTGGAACTGCCCGTACCTTCGGCGGGAATAAGATTATTATTGACTTTGACTACCACCAAGACCAAGACCTTACAAACCATGACTGGACTCCAGAGGCAAGACTCTCTGATGCAAATAAAATAGTTATATAAAACAATGTTATAATTAAGGCTGAGGAAACAAATCACGCCAAAACAACTTAATATCTATTTTAAGGAAGAGGTGAATAAATGGCATATAGTCGTGGAAGTTCTACCAACATTATCGTTGGTGCAGCAGCGCTTTTCGTTGCAGATACAACCCTAACTCCAGGTACACTGGAGGCTTTTGTAGACGGCGAATCATTCAAGGAAACTTTGTCTGATGAGAACGATTACACAAACGTAGGTTATACCATGAACGGTCTTGAAATGCAGTTCCAACCAGACTTCGGTGAAGTACAGGTAGACCAGATTCTTGACGTTGCTAAACTTTATAAGCAGGGTATGCAGGTTAATCTTGCAACTGCTTTCGCTGAGGCTACTTTGGAGAACTTGCTTCTCGCATTAGCAGGAAACTCAGATGATCTATCTGGAACAAAGACAACATCAAACGGAAGAACATTAAATCTTTCCGCAGGTGACATCGGAGAATGTCCAGTAGAACGTGCAATCGTTGCAGTTGGACCAGGAACAGGTGATTGTGCAGATTCTCCATATATTGAGCGAGTCTACACAGCATACCGTGCTTTGTCTATTGAAAACGTAACAGTATCAGCAAAGCGTGATGAGGCTTCAATGTTTGAAGTATCATTCCGTTTGCTACCAGAAGACGCTACAGGATCATACGGTAAGATCGTTGACCGTACTTGGGCATCAAACTCAATTTAATATAAATTAGCAACTAGCCCATCTCCTTAATTGGGGGTGGGCTTTTTGTTTGTGGTAAAATTGATAAGATGGCAACAAGAATATATAAGTCAGACATTATTACATTAATGGATGGCGAACAGATAGAAATTTATCCTCTCAAGATTAAATATCTTAGAGAGTTTATGGAAGCCTTCCATTTAATTAAAGAATCTAAAAATGACATGGAATCAATATCCTATTTGTCAGAATGTGCAAGAATCGCTATGAAACAATATAAGCCAGAAATTGCAAAAACACTTGAAGACCTTGAGGATCATGTAGACCTACCCACAATATACAAAATAATTAATATTGGTGGCGGTATAAGTGTGAATGGAGAAGCAGAAGAACCAGTAAAAGAACAAGCATTAAAACAAGACACGACGGGTAGTGGCTGGGATGAATTAGATTTAGCAAAGTTAGAATCTGAGATATTTTTGCTGGGTATATGGAAAGACTATCAAGAGTTAGAGGCAAATCTATCAATGCCTGAACTAGTAGCAACTATTGGATCAATTAGAGAATTAGATTATCAAGAAAAGAAATTCCTTGCAGCAATTCAGGGTGTGGATTTAGACGGGGAAACAAATAAAGATAAAGGACAAAAAGAATGGGAAGACATGAAAGCCAGAGTATTTAGTGGTGGTCAAACCAGCGACAGTAATGATGTATTATCTTTACAGGGTGTAAATGCTCAAAAAGCAGGGTTTGGAATAGGCATGGGCCTTGACTACGAAAACCTAATGTAATAGGCTGTTTATGCTATAATTGAGGTAACTTACTGAGAGGAAGTTATGACTACAACAGTTCATGAAGAAAAAACAATAACCTTAATTGATGGAACAAAGATCAAGGTTAGACCTCTCAAGATCTCACTTTTACGTAAATTTATGAAGAAGTTTGAGGGCTTGGGGGCAGTCCAAAATGATAACGATAAGTCTATGACACTTTTAATTGAGTGTGTAGCAATCGCTATGGAACAATATAGGCCAGAGTTGGGGGAAAGCATTGAAAAACTTGAAGATGTAATTGATCTTCCTACAGTTTATTCAATCATTGAGGCTGCATCTGGAATCAATCTTTCAGATACCGCTTTACTTGCTTTAGCACAAGAAGATATGTAACGGTTGAAGGCTAACGGTTAATGGCTGGAGATACAAATAGCAATATTTTTATAAATATTGATACTTCACAAGCAATGGCGCAACTGCGTTTACTTGAGAAGGAACTCACAGCCCTTAACCGTTCCTTAATCGTTGGAACAAAGACTGCAGCAGCAGCGCAAGCAAAATACGCACAATCACTTCTACACAACGTAAATGCCACTGGTCAGTGGACAGCATCAATGACAAGAATGAGCACTGCCTCTGAGCAGTTTGCTACAAACCTAGATAGACAAAGACTATCACTTAAAGAATATTTTAGATATGGCGCAGCATCTACCAAGACATTTGGAAAGATGTTTGGTCGTGAGTTTGACACTATTGAAAAACTTGTAGATAAGCGTGTAAAGACTCTACAGCAACAGTATGTTCAATTAGGCCGTGATGCCCAAGGTGCAATGAACTCTATGAAGTTCACTCCAAAGTCATTGAACATGCAAAACTTAACTACACAGTTAATGATGGCAACTCAGCGTCAACAAATAATGAATAAACTTATTGATGATGGATCTACAAAACTTTTAAACTTTGGTAAAAATACACAGTGGGCAGGTCGCCAACTTATGGTTGGTTTTACAATCCCACTTATGCTTTTTGGTTCTCAGGCAATAAAGGTATTTAAAGAAATTGAAACACAAACTATTAGATTTAAAAAGGTTTACGGAGATATTTTTACAGATCAAGGAGCAACGGACGCTGCCTTAAAAAATATTCGTGCACTGGGAGATGAATATACAAAGTATGGACTTAAGGTTTCTGACACAATTAAGATGGCTGCAGATGCAGCAGCAGCAGGTTTTTCTGGCAAGGGGTTAGAGCAACTTGTAGAACAAACAAATAAACTTGCAGTACTTGGTGGAGTTACACAAGAAAAAGCATTAGAAACAACTATTGCACTTAAGAATGCTTTCCAGATTGACACTTCAGCAATGGCTGGAACAATTGACTTCCTTAACGCAGTAGAAAACCAAACAGTTGTAGCCCTTGAAGATTTAACAGAAGCAATTCCAAAGGTTGCACCAGTTATTCAACAACTTGGTGGTGATGTAAAAGATTTAGCATACTTCATGGCTGCAATGCAAGAAGGTGGAATTTCTGCAGCGCAAGGTGCTAACGCACTTAAGTCAGGTCTTGCATCTTTAATTAATCCAAGTAACGCTGCATCTAAAGCAGCAGCAGCAGTTGGAGTTAACATTAAAGGAATTGTTGAAGCCAACCAAGGAAATCTAAGAAACACAGTAACTGGATTTGCACAGGCACTACAACCACTAACTGATCTTGAGCGTTCAAGAGT